AAATAAAGGGATAGAATAGATGCTGACAATGAAAAAGTATTATTTACTTTAAATGGAACAACACTAGGACAAGAAGGAGATGGATTTACAAATTTACAAAGAACAGGAACAGGAGAAACATACTTCTTTCATGTAAGAGATGGTAGTGGTAGTGGTGATGATGAGCCACAAATTGTTTGTAATTTTGGTAATCCTCCACCTGATTTTAGTATATCAAGTGGCAACACAGACGGCAAGTATGGTAACTTTGAATATGCACCACCATCAGGATTTTATGCGTTATGTACTAAAAGATTAGCGGAGTTTGGATAATGGCTTATACAACAATAGATGACCCTTCAGCACATTTTCATGTAAATTTGCACACTGGTAATGAAACAAATAATACAGATATAACATTTGATGCTAATGCAGGTGATTTTCAACCTGATTGGGTATGGTTTAAGGGTAGAACATCAAGTGCCATTGACCATGCACTTTTTGATTCTAGTCGTGGTACTGGAAAACATTTAATTTCAAATTCTACTGCTGCAGAAAACACTCAAGGTGCAACATTAAAAGCATTTAATAGTAATGGATTTAGAGTAGGAGATGACGCAGGAGATTATGGAGTAAATAAAAATGGTAGAACATATGTAACATGGAACTGGAAAGCTAATGGTGGCACTACATCATCTAATACTGATGGAAGTGTTACCACAACAGTTCAAGCGAATACAACAGCAGGATTTAGTATAGTGACTTGGACAGAAACAACTGCAAATTCTCAAACAATAGGACATGGATTAGGAAAAACACCTGCTATGATTATTACAAAGTTAAGAGATAATTCTGTATTAGACCCTGCATGGTACACTTTTCATCAAGATTTGGGTACAACTGAGAGAATAATGTTAGATTCAACCTCTGGTGATGTCACTACTAGTTTTTTTGACGGGACATTAAATAGCAGTGTATTTCATGTAGGTTATGGTGATTCTTATGATAATACAAGTGTAGTAGCCTACTGTTTCGCAGAAATAAAAGGCTACTCAAAGTTTGGTTCCTATACAGGTAATGCTAACGCAGATGGAACTTTTGTATATACAGGATTTAAACCTGCTTTTGTTATGACAAAAAGAACTGACTCATCACAAAATTGGGCTATATATGATAATAAAAGAAATGATGATTCACCTGCAGGTGCTAATGTTATTGATAGATTATTATATCCCAACGCTAATGATGCTGAAGTTGATACAGGTGGTTCTTTGATGGTAGATTTTTTAAGTAATGGATTTAAATGGAGAGGTAATTCTGCTATTTCAAATGGTTCTGGTAATCATATCTACATGGCATTTGCAGAACATCCATTTGTAAGTAGTAAAGGAGTACCAGTTACTGCAAGATAATGAGTATAAATAGTTATAAATATAGTTAAAGGAAACACATGGCACTAACAAAAGCAACACTTATCGATCTAAATTCTAACGAGTTAATACTTGATTTAGACGCTGATACAAGCATTACAGCAGATACAGACGATACGATTCATATTAAGATTGCAGGTTCAGACGAATTAACTTTAACATCTACTGCGATTGCACCATCTACAAGTGATGGTCAAGCACTAGGCACAAGTTCATTGATGTTTTCTGACTTGTTTCTTGCAAGTGGTAGTGTATTAAATTTCAATAATGGTGATGTAACACTTACTCATGCTTCAAATCTTTTAACACTTGATGGTGGTTCTTTAGACTTAGATGGTGAAGCATTAATTTTAGATGCTGATGGAGACACTAAAATTGCAGAAAGTTCAGATGATGTAATACATTTAACTTTTGCAGGATCGACAAGCACACCAACAGAATTTGGTGCTGGTTATATGAATCTAAAAAACCAAGGCACAAGATCATACATAAGATTTTATTGTGAGAGTTCAAACGCTCACTACACAGAATTAAGAGCTGCAGCTCATAGTGATTACTCTGGTAATGTTCAAGTAACTTTACCTACAACCGCAGGCACTCTTGCCACATTAGCAGGCACAGAGACATTTACAAATAAAACATTAACAACACCAAGAATTGTTGACGATGGTTATATACAGTTTGGTACTGACAATGAGGTAAGATTAATTTCTAATCCAGATAAAGGTGTTATACTTAAACACACAGCAACTAGTGATGATAAACCGGTCATACTTACACTACAAACAGGTGAGACTGATATGGCTGCTGATGATGTTATGGGTAAAATTGAGTTTCAGGCACCAGATGAAGGTACAGGAACAGACGCAATATTAGTAGCAGCTGCAATTCAAGCAGTTTCAGAGGGAGACTTTAGTTCTTCTAGTAATGCTACAAGATTAGAATTTCATACAGGTGCTTCAGAAGCCGCCTCTTCAAAAATGACTTTAAGTTCTGCTGGTCTCTTGACTATTGCAGATGACTTAATGATTAAAGATGGCGGTACTATTGGTGTCGCTTCAACTAATGATGCTTTAACAATTTCTTCTGCTGGACTTTTAACAGTTAAAGATGACTTGATAATTAAGTCTGGTGGTACAATAGGTGGTGCAGGCGATACTGATTTACTAACTTTAGGTTCTGATATATTGACTGTTGCAGGCGAGGTTTCAATGACCACATTAGATATTGGTGGTACTAATGTAACAGCAACAGCTGCAGAATTAAATTTACTTGATGGTGGTACTTCAGTAGGTAGTTCAATCACACTTGCAGACGCTGATGGTTTTGTAGTAAATGATGGCGGTACTATGAAAACTATTCCTGCTTCTGATATCAAAACATATAACCCAGGTGGAACTGCATGGCAATCAGTAATAACTAGTAATACAACTATGGTTTCTGGTCGTGGATATTTTGTAAACACATCAGGCGGTGCAATCACAATGACTTTACCTTCAAGTGCTTCACTAGGTGACTATGTACAAATTATTGATTATGCCGCTACAGCAGATACGAACAATATTACAATAGGAAGAAACTCACACAAAATACAAGGTGACGCCGCTGATTTAACAGTATCAACTGAAAGAGCAGCATTTACTTTAGTTTATGTAGACGCTACTTACGGTTGGTTATTAGATAACAAGTAGGAGTGAACAATGGCAGTTTATAACGCTATTAAATACAATCATGACTATCTAGGACAAGGTGGTAATTTATTTCCATTAGCAACAACTTCTATATCTTCATCAGTCGCTAGTGTATCATTTACATCAGGTATAGATTCTACATTTGATTCATACTTGTTCATATGGAATAATATTCATCCCTCAACAAACGGAGAGGCAACTTTTGGATTTCAAGTAAGTGTAAATGGTGGAACTGATTATGGTATTACGACCACATCAACAATGATTCAAAACTATAATAATGAATCAGGAGATAGTAACGATAATGCCATAGCATATTATGCTGGAGGAGATCAAGCACAAGGAACTGCTACACAAATTTTTACATCAGGAGGTAACGGTGGTGAAAATGATGAAACTGTTTCTGGTATGCTTAGATTATTTAATCCTTCAGATACAACATTTGTAAAACATTATATAGCTACAACTTGTAATTATCAAGATTCAAATTATATAAATCATGATCGTGTTCAAGGATATTTTAATACTACATCAGCAATTAATGCTGTAAGATTTTTACCTGGTAGAGTAAATGCTACAACCACTTTAGATTCTGGTAAAATACAAATGTTTGGAATAAAATAATGGCAACATATTCATCAATAAGATATAACTTTAATTTACCACAAGCGTCAACCTCATCTGGCACAGGAAATGCTTTAGAGTTAATTAAAAGTATAACTTGTGGTGGAGAAAGCACAATAAGTTTTGCTAATGGTTCAAGTGATGTTGTTTTTGATGGTACTTATTTAACTTATCATTTTAAACTTCTTAACTTACATCCATCTAGTAATACTACTACATATAGAGTAAACTTTAGAGATGGCGGTAGTTCTTATGACGCATCCAAACAAACTACTTTTTTTGCAGCTAATCATGGAGAAGATGGTAGTGGAGCATCAGTAGCCCACTCAGACGGTCAAAGTTTAGCAAATAATACAGGAGTTCAAGGTATAGCAACCTCTGTTGGTAACGATGCTGATGAAAATTTTAATGGAGAAATGTGGGTATTTAATCCTAGTCATGATAATTTTGTAACTCACTTTTTTGGAATAAATCAGATAAACAATCACTCAAATGTTTCTGCTCAAGAATTTGTTGGAGGATATTGTAATACTACCACACCCATAGATGGCGTTCAGTTTTCAGTATCGACAGGTAATTTTGAATCAGGCATAATTAAATTATATGGTATAAGGTTATAAAATAATGGCAACATACAAAAATATAGCATACGGAAGTATAGGCGGCGTAGGCGATCACGGAGAAGCTTTATTACAAACAATTACAATTTCTAGTGATGCTACCGTATCTTTTACAACTGGTATAGATTCTACATATAGTGAATACTTATTTGAATTTATTAATATTCATTGTCAAACTGATGATAAACATATTACATTTCAAGCTAGCACAGATGCTGGTAGTAGTTATGGTGTTACATTAACAAATACTAATTTTAGATCAGGTCATAAAGAGGATGACAGTTTTACTTTTTTCGGATATGTTGATAATGATGTGGCACAAGCAACATCTTTTGCTATAATTAATGAGGGGCTCGGTAATGATAATGATGGCTGTGCTTGTGGATTTTTACGCTTATATAATCCAAGTAGCACAACATTTACGAAACACTATATGAGCCAATTTAGTGGTATGAATTTTCAAAGTCCACCACAATCTACTAATTATTTTACAGCAGGATATTTTAATACAACTACTGCTATAGATGCTATACAATTTAAAATGTCGGGTGGAAATTTAGATTCAGGCACAATCAAGATGTATGGAATAAAGTAAAAAGGAGAAAAAAAATGGTAAGATATCATAATATTAACGGCGTGAGAGTGCAATTTACAGCTGAAGAAGAAACGGCGTGGGATGCACAAGAGGCTGCAGACATAGCCGCAGCTCCCGCTAGAGCTTTGACTGAACTCAGAGCAAAAAGAGACAGATTATTAGCAGAAACAGACTATTTAGCACTAGCAGATAATACACTTAGTGATGATATGAAAACATATCGTCAAGCATTAAGAGATTTGCCTGCTGGTAAAGACACAGTTGAAAAGTGTGAAACTGCAACATGGCCTACAAAGCCATAATCAACATGAATTTTTGTTATAAATATAGTATAAGTATAAGAAAAGGATAATAAAATGGCTAACGATTTTAAAAGATTTTGCACGCCCAACATCAGTAACAGTAGTAATTCAACGATTTACGCTGTGCCTGCTGGTTCAGGAAGTGCTGCTCTAGAATCAATCGTTATTGGTATTACCTGTGCAAATAAAACAA